CAAATTACGAAGCAACAAAATACGATTTTTCAGGAGCAAACCTTACAGGTATCGAAGGAATTCCTACAGCTACTATTGTGCCATGGTCCTCTGCTTCAGTGCCATCAGGTTTCTTAGAATGTGATGGATCAAATGTTTCAAGAACAACTTACGCAGATTTATTTGCAATCGTGGGTACAACTTATGGATCTGGTGATGGTTCAAGTACTTTTGGATTACCAGATTTACAAGACAACGTAGCAGTTGGAAAATCTGGAACTAAAGCTTTAGCATCAACAGGTGGAGCAAATACAGTTAATATAGGATTTACTCCTTCTGGAAACATTAGTGGTTCAACTGCAAATGCAACTTTATCAACTTCGCAACTTGCTAGTCACTCACACACTGTAGGTAGAAACCTTAGTAATAACCCAGCATCAAGTAATCAAGGAGTATCTGGTAGAAGCAACACAAGTAATATTAATACGGGAAACCAAGGTTCAGGGTCAGGGCACCAACACAACATGAGTGCAAATTTCGTAGGTAATGCGGGAAGTGGTAACGGTTCAGTATTACAACCTTTTTTAACAATTATTTATATTATAAAAACATAGGAGAAAAAATGGCAAGTAAAGGAAATTGGACAGTTGTATTTGAAGACAAACTAATATTGAAAAATTATGCTGAAGGTGCTTCTGAGGGTATTGGTTATGTTATTGATGATGATACTTTTTGGAATGATTCTAAGTTTTCAAATATTTGGGCAATACAATACGGAACTACAGTTTCAACAGACGAAGTAGAATATAGAGATACAACACCTCATTCAACATTTGCAGATGCAAATATTGGTGACATTAGTCAATTTAGTAATAAATGGGATGCAGCTCATTTAGCTCAACTACAATCTGATTGGGATACTGATAATGTTGATGGTGAAGCTGAATCTGAAAAGATTACTAGATTAGGTGCAAGACCTACGTCTTATTCGTCTTAACCTATAAAATTTCTTAAATTAAACCAAGAAGTAATTATATATTTTTCACCTGCTAAAGGTGGATTACCTCTGTGCACATATGGAAAAGCTGCAGGCCAAATAACTATTCTACCTGTTTTAGGTTTTACTCTTTTTGAAAAATGTAAAAATTCTGTTTCTCCACCTTCTTCTACATCATTTAAATAAATTGACCATACAAAAGCCCTGGCGGCATTTTCCATTTCTTTTCCATGTTCTACATGCCATAGATGATATCCTTGCGTTGGCAAGGTTTTTTGTATTTTAATATTAGTATAATAAAAATTCTTAACGCCATAGGCACCTAACGCTCCTACTTCATTTACATAGTGAATCCATGCTTGTTCAAAATTAGCTTTTAAAGTTATTAAATTATCTTTCCATTGTACAAAAGTTTCTGGATTACAAAAATATTGTTCATCTTTTTTTTTATTAGCATCCGAATTTTCAAATTCAAATCTATTTATAGTATTATTCATTCGATATTGATCATCAAACAATTTAATGGCTCTACTACAATCATCTGCAGGTATATAACCATCATAAATTCCTATGAAATTTTCTATAGTTTCTTTCCTCATAATATTCTCCTTTTATACATGTAAAAAACAATTAATGCAATATCTTTTTCCTTTAGATATAGGTTCTGTACCGTGAATCCAAATAGGTTCGGCTGGAAAAATCATTGCATCTCCTGTTTTAAGATTTTCTTTAATTTGTCCGCCGAAGAATCTAAACTCTCCTGATTCATAATCTTCATTTAAATTTAAAGTACAAGATGCCCTTTCTGTGACTCCAATATCGTTATGATCTTTTATATATTGTCCTTCTTCATATTTTAAAATTCTTATATTGCTTGAAGATGAAATTAAATAATTGCTAAAAATAGGACATATTTTAGTATTTTTAATATGTACTACATAATTAGTAACCATTATATTAATATAATTTTTAGCCTGATTTAAAACATAAAGAATATCTTTATTTGGATTTTCTATATCAGATAAATTAAAACACGTATAATTATCAGTTTCATTTTTTTCAGTTTCGTATTTGTAACTGTTTTCAGTATTATGAAATTCAGGGTATTTTTCAAATATTTTTATAATATTTCCACAAACAGGTTTAGGAACTAAACCATTGATTCTATACTTTAAATCTGATATTTTATGGTCATAAGGCATGATTTATGCTACTTTCATTCTTTGAAAAACTAATATAAAAGATATCATATGCTACAAAAATTAAATTTCAAGCCCGGTTTTAATAAAATGATAACAGAATCCGGAGCCGAGTCGCAATGGGTCGATGGTGATTTTGTCAGATTTAGATATGGTTTACCTGAAAAGATAGGTGGTTGGAGTCAGCTAACAGCATCTAATTTGACTTTACCAGGAGCGGCACGTGCACAGCATACTTGGACAAGTATTGCAGGTGAAAAATATGCTGCGATAGGAACATCTCAAGGTTTGTTTTTATATTATGGAAATGATTTTTATGACATCTCTCCTTTAGATACGGCAATTACATCTTGTACATTTACATCTACAACCGGATCAGCAACTGTAACGATTAACAAAACAGCTCATAATTTATCTGCAGGTCGATATTTTACATTTACTTCTGTAACTTTACCTGGAGGCGGTGCTACAGGATATACAGCAACTGATTTTACGACAGGCGCTTACGAAGTTGTGACAGCTGATACAAACAGTTTTACGATCACAATGGCATCAACAGAATCTGGAACTGGAATGACAGCAGCGGGCTCTGCATCTGTTAATCCTTATGTAGAAGTTGGACCAACTTTTCAAACCGCAGGTTATGGTTGGGGTACAGATACTTGGAGCACATCAACATGGGGCACAGAAAGAACAACTAGTGACGTGATTCTGGAACCAGGCCTCTGGAGTCTTGATAATTTTGGAGAAGTATTAGTTGCAACTATTTCTGGCAATAAAACATTTACTTGGAATGCAGGTGCATCAAACGCACGGACAATCAGAGCATCAACCACAACTACAAATTTTCAAACTACAAACAATCCAACATCATCTAGACTTACGCAAGTTTCAGATAGAGATAGACATCTATTTCATTTTGGAACTGAAACAACAATAGGAGATACATCAACTGTTGATCCATTATTCATAAGATTTTCAAATCAAGAAGATTTAAATACATATACACCGACAGCCGTAAACACTGCTGGTAGTTTTAGATTAGACAAAGGAAATAAAATTGTAGGTGCTGTGTCTGGTAAAGATTACACTTTAGTTTTAACAGATAGTTCTGCGTACGTAATTCAATTTGTTGGGCCGCCATTTACATTTAGTGTTAAACAAGTTGGTACAAACTGCGGATTGATCGGTCAAAATGCTTTAAGTTATTCTGATGGTATAGTATTCTGGATGTCAGCTGAAGGTGGATTTTTTGCATACGATGGTACAGTTAAATCTTTACCTTGTTTAGTTGAAGACTTTGTATTTAGTACAGATGGCGATAATTTAGGAATTAATTTTAACGCAAGTGATATTGTCTATGCAGAACACAATACACTCTATAGTGAAGTAAATTGGTTCTATGCAAAGTCCGGATCTGATCAAATAGATAGAGTTGTTACTTATAATTATTCAGAACAAGTTTGGACTACAGGATCACTAGCTAGAACAAGTTATGTTGATACAGGTGTGTTTGATGCGCCTTATGCAACTGAGTACAATAAAACATCTACACCTGTATTTCCTGATATTCAAGGTATTACAAATAGATTCGGAGCATCAATTTACTATGCTCATGAAGTAGGAACTGATCAGGTAAATTCTTCTGGTACAACAGCGATTGCAGCATTTATTAAATCTGGTGACTACGATATTACATCAAGTAGAAGCGCCCTGGGTCAGGCTACAGGACAAGTTAATTACAGAGGAGATGGTGAGTTTTTTATGTCTGTCAAAAGATTTATACCTGACTTTGCTGTACAAACAGGTAACACTAAGATCACAATATTGTTAAATGATTATCCAAACAACACAGCATCTAGCTCATCACTAGGTCCCTTTACAATTACATCATCTACTGATAAAGTAGATACACGTGCAAGAGGAAGACTCGTAGCACTAAAAATAGAAAACGACGGCACAGGTGAAACTTGGAGATATGGAACTCTAAGACTTGATGCACAACCAGATGGTAGAAGATAGTGAACATTTACGATAATCCATATTATGATGCTATGGTGAATCCAAAAACACCTAGATTAGGAATAAAATCATTGTACCCTAATTTTCCAATAGTAGCTGATAGACCTTTTGCACCTCAGTATGGTGCAGAGTTTATTGGAAAAGAATTACCTTATTTAAAAGAACTTATACCAACAACAGATATGGCTACGGGAGTTGTGCCTCTTTTGAAAGAAGATGAAGAAGAAGATCTAGAAGGTTTATTTGCAGAAGGCATGGTACCTGGTATTCCTAATATTGGTTCAATAGGAAAAGCTCCAACTGCTTTTGGTACAATGAGAAGAAAAGGTGGTGGTATATCAGACTTGTTTAGAGCTCTTGTAGGTTTTGCTGTGCCTGGTGCTAATTTACTTATGGGTGGTCTTGATGGCATTAGAAGTTTAAATCAAAGATTACAAGGCTCTACTTTTGGTCAGTCAAGAAGTATGCAAGAATTTCTTGAAAGAAAAAGAAATGAAAGATTAGGTAATGTTGATTCAAGAGGAATGGGTTTGAGTAGAAGTGAATTAGTTCAAAGAAACTTCGCTGATAGAGTTAGAGATTTATCTGATGCAGGTGATGATGATAGAGGCAGACCAGGAGGATTTGGATCAGGTGCAGGAAGTTTTAAAGAATCAGAACCGACAGCAACGGAAGGTAGTTTCTAATGGCCCGAATAACTTCATACATACCTGAACCTAAAAAAGATTACGATGTCGAAAACCAAAGACAGATTCTTCGTGCAATTGATACAATTAAAAGTGAATTAAACTTTTCATACCAACAAGATTTAAAAAACGAAGAAGATGCAAAGGAGT